CATTACCTGACATTGCAGGACCTGTAGCTCATTACCTGACATTGCAGGACCTGTAGCTCATTACCTGACATTGCAGGACCTGTAGCTCATTACCTGACATTGCAGGGCCTGTAGCTCATTAGCTGACATTGCAGGGCCTGTAGCTCATTACATAGGTTAATACAAAAAAAGCGCAATTGTATGCGCTTAATTTGTTTCGGCCTTGTGGCTTCATCAGTTAACCTGCTTTTTTGTATTCATAAATTAATTCACCATATTGAACAACTTTAATAATTAAAAAATTCAATCTTTTTTCAAATATTTTAGCATCTTTAATAGCATATTCTTTGCGCACATAAGGGCCATAAGTTTTGAAATTAATATCATTTTTTGAGGCTTTAATGTAAAATTCCATATTATTTATTTTTAGGTTAATACGGTGACAATTGCCACCGTTTCGGCCTTGTGGCATCTTCAGTTAACCAATATCAAAAACTTCAATAATTCTATCTTTTTCAATCCACTTGTTAACGTAGTTTTCACCTGTTGAATTGTCTATATATACAACAAGATTGTTCAAAGTAATATAAAAAACTTCATCATTTACTTGCTCAATTTTAAGGCCATTAAAGGTTAAAGTATTCATTTTGTTTATTTTAAATTGTTTATAAGCTGTATTGATCCTGTAATTGCCCAATAATTAAACCGGCAATAATTAGCGCAATGATTAAGCGTAGTAAGTCTTTATTTATTTTCATAATTAAATATATTTACCGTTTTTCTTTATTGATATGCTAAATTCAGGGCCGTATGCTATGCGATATTCATTTGCTAAATATCTGGCTTCGCTTAGTGTTTTAGCTTCGTCGACTGTCTCAATACCGTAACGGCTTTGTGCAATAATTTTGTACATGATTATTTGTTTTATTATTTATTAAAAAATTGATTAATAACGGGCCAATTTATTACATGGCATCCAATTGTTACGGCTTCGCTGCTATTTTCGAGCAATGTAAAGCCGTTAATTTTATGGCCGTTTACATTTTCTTTGTTTACTAATCTATTAAACAATTCGAGGCCCTTATAATAGTCAACTTTTGCCCCTTTAGTTGTTTCGATAAATTGGCCATCTTTTGAGATGCGTAAATGAACAGGTATATTGTATAACTGGCCGTTATGTTCATGATTAAGCCACTTTATTAATAGTTCATTACTTTTTTCAAGTTCCTTTGCGGCTTTTATGTTTTCCCTTTGTGTTTGGGTATTTATTAAAAAGTTGTATTTGTTTTCAGCCTCAATGTAATTATCTGGCATATTGGGAGCCTCTAAATTAAAAAGCAAGCATATTTCTAAAATATTAGAATATAGCGAAGCGGCTTGCCTGAAATATGACGTATTTGTACGTGCTTTTATTTGATCAAAACAGTAGTTTTTACAATTAAGCGCCATATTTTCAATAATAGCCGGCAATTTATTAATATTAATACCCTGTTCGCGTTGGCCATATCCATACGAACTAACAAACGGTACATAATACTTTTTAATGTTTTTAGGTATTGCGCGGCTAACATGGTTAGTATGTTTAGCCGTTGAATTGCTATAACCGTTTGAATTAATAAAGACTACATTTTCACCTGTTGGGGCTTGAATAAAACGCGCTATTTCGTAATGATAGCCCCATGAATAAATAACGGGGCCATCGAAAAACATTGAATTTGCTTTGCCAATTGGATGCGTTTGGTTAGCCCATGCATGGGACAAACTTGCGTGACCTGAAAATACTTTTTTCATTTTGTTTTGTTTTACTTAGAGTGAAAAATAAAAGTAGAAATAAATTGATCTGTAAACTGTTAAAGGGGTGTTAAATTACACCCCATGCGCTCAGGTTAAAAAGAATAATTCCGGCGAAAATTGCGATAATTGCGATAATTGGCTTCATGATAGTTTGTTTTTGTTTGTGTTAATTGTCTCACAAATATAGATATTAATATCATTACAATATCAATTTTATATAATTATTTTTAAATATTTATTTCAATGATATGTAAATAATTAAATATCAATACTTTGTAAAAATTCTATTTATTTTTGAGTATATGAAACGAAAGGGATTTTACATAAAAAAGTCTGACAATGGTTTGTACCTTAATATTTTTAAGCCTGACTTTATCCAATATATTAATGAACAGGGTGGGGAATGGATCAAGTTCAAGATATATGAGAAACAAGATGATCCTAAAGGCTTTACGCACAACATGGAAATAATACAACAGAAAGATAAATGCAACGATGTTGCAAAAGATTGAATAACAACAAAATCACATCTGTGATTAATCACTACAAATCAAATGACTGAACAGCAACTACAGGCAAAGATTGACCAAAGGACAGCCGAAAAGAAAAAGGTTGGCGGGTATCGCCCTGGAAGCGGAAGAAAGAAAAGGATGGAAGAAGATCAGATAATTGAGAAGCTTCACCCAATGGCTACCACTGCATTTGCAAAGCTACATGAGAAGATCAAAGAGGGTGACATGAAGGCTATTCAGCTATTTTGTGCGTACTATATTGGCTTACCAACACAAAAGATTGAATCAAAGATAGAAGGCAACCTAAACCAGATAGCAATTGAGATAATCAAGCCTAATATACTGCTTCAAGACAACCGAACACTGCAAATAGATGACAATAAGGCAGAATAAATATACATTATAACTATCTATATTTATAATGTATTGATATGTAAGTAGTTAAGCGCCTACTTAACATAATATTAGTTATAGGGTAACCAACTTTTTGCACTGTATTGGCAAGGTAGACGGGTAAGGCCTGGCACGATGGGGGGGACTTAAAGGATTTTTTTTTGGGCCGAGCCGATATACAGAACCATTTTTGAAAGTCCCCAAACCAACCTTTATAAATCTTATATATACGATGACCCCCTTTTCGCCCATAGTTTTCAGTTCGCAAACTGCAAACCAAATTTTTTTTTATTTTTTAAACTTACCTTTGGTTTACCCAACTATGACTCAAATAAAACTAAAACAATGAACGCAACACTCCAAACTAACAAAATATACGAAATACTGCAAGAAAGTGACAAACGCATAAGTGTCATGCAAGGAGGTTCACGTTCAGGCAAGACTTACAACATTTTAATATGGTTTATTGTAAAACTGTTGCAGGAGAACGGAAAAACGCTAACTATTGTAAGGCAATCGCTTCCATCCATTAAGGGTTCTGTTCTCAGAGACTTTGTGGACATATTAACAAAACTTAACATATATTCAGAGGATAACCATAATAAGACTGAGCAGATATACAGCCTTAATGGCAATACGATTGAGTTTGTGAGTGCAGATCAGCCACAGAAGATAAGGGGTAGGGCAAGAACTTACTTATTCTGCAATGAGGCTAATGAACTGTCCTACGAGGCGTGGATGCAGCTAATTATGCGTACTGAGGGCAAAATTGTGTTGGATTATAATCCTTCTGATGTGGCAAGTTGGATTTATGACTCTGTGATTCCAAGGGATGATGCTGACTTCAACATTACTACTTTCCGCGATAACCCCTTCCTTCCTAAAGAATTGGTTGACGAATTGGAAAGGTTAAAGGATGCCGACCCTAACTACTGGCAGATTTATGGATTGGGTGAGAGGGGTCTTAGCCAAGATTTGATATATACGCATTATAGGACTACGGCAGAGATGCCAGAGGATGGTGAAGTGGTGTATGGACTTGACTTTGGGTTTAACGTGCCAAGTGCATTGGTTAAGGTGATGTTTGTTGAGGGTGCTGCTTATGCGCAGGAATTACTCTACGAAACGAGGTTGACCACAAATGATTTGGTGGATAGGCTAAAGGTTCTTAATATTGACCCGTACGATGAGATATTTTGCGATGCAGCAGAGCCAAAGACAATTGAGGAGTTGGTAAGGAATGGGTTTAATGCCAAGCACGCAAACAAAGATGTGACGGAGGGAATTAGGACTATAAAAGGCACTCCCTTGTTTATTCAGCAAGATAGTGTAAATTTACTAAAGGAATTGAAGAATTATCGGTGGAAAACCGATAGAAATGGCAATAAACTTGATTCACCCGTAAAGTTTGGTGACCACATACTTGATGCCCTAAGATATAGCATTTTTAGCAAGTTAACAATCCCTAAGATAACTTGGGGAGCAATATAAAAAAAATGGGTCTATTTGATATTTTTGGTAAGAAGAAGGGGTTGAGTCCAAAGCAGAATGTTCCTCCTTC